CCTTATCCACAGCTCGCAAAACGAAGAGAGGTATGCGATGAACTACGATGCAATGATGAAAGCAGAAGGCAATAAAGAGATGATGAAGCGCCAAGAAGCACAGGCTGCTGAGGCTGGTCGCAATGAAGTAGCAGGCTCTGAGTCTGCACAGCGTGCGCTTGGCCGTGTTCCAGCACAGAAGATGCCTGAGCGTCAGCCCAAGCGTCGAATGACTCGATGAGGAAAAAGCAAGCGGGTATTAACCCAGCGCTAGAAGAAGCAATCAGTAAGTTACTAGCAGAGGTCATGGCTGACCCGCAGGCTTCGATGGTTGATAAGACGCGAGTGATTGACCGAGCACTGAAGTTAGAAGCGATTCGGTTGAAGGCAGATGATGCAGCATGGGGAAGTGGTTTTATGAACCATGATGAAGATGAAGAGAGTTAAGGTAATATCTGCGAACCTTAACTAACCATGGGGCTGAACATGGACTCGACATTTTTGAAGGTAGTACGGATTGCATTGAAGATTGTCACGGCTAGAATCTTGACGATCTTCTCGCTAGCGATGACATTTGCTCTTGCATGTTGGACAATGTGGGGGCCGAACTACGAGCGCATTGCAACGCTCAGTATCTTTGCGGTTGCGGTGTTTTTACCCTCCTTGATCAAGGAAACAAAACATGATCAGCATGATGAAAGTAGTGAGCAAACAAGTTCTAGTTAAACCTGTTGCTGCCAAGCCTAAGCAAGTCACTCCTAACTTCCAGCCTAAGTTCACCAATGGCGCTCCCTGCTATGGCACGATGACTGCGGCAGAGCAGTGGGGGACTAAGCGTGGCAAGTAATATCGCCTTTCAGGCAACGGGTGCTTCTGTTCTATTAACCGCTGCTGCAACATCCTCGAATGTGCAAGTAACGGTTGATACGCCAGCCCAGCAATACGCCATTACAAACACTGGAGAAAATGCTGTTGCCATTGCCTTTGGCAGAGATAACACGGTAGCAGCAGCTTTTCCTACTTCTGGCACTGCGCAAGATGTGCATGTGATTCCTGCTGGTACACGAGTTGTTCTTACGGGCATTCAATGTTCTGCAAGCAATGTCGTTTATGTTGCAGGCATTGCTGCTAGCGGCACTTGCCTTTGCTACATTTGTCCTGGAGAGGGTTTGTCGTAAATGGAAATCTCGCTTTCAGTCGTCTTGCAAGCTCTGATTGGCGCAGGTGCTGGCGCTCTTGGTGCTTACATTGCTATTCGATCTGACTTAGCAGATTTGAAAGCAAGAGTTGAAATACTGCATGACTCAACCAACAAGGCACATTCGCGCATCGACCAGTTGTTTAGCAAGTAATGTTTGAGTTACTTGGCGGCGGTCTTCTAGGCTCTATCTTTGGTGGTCTATTCAGACTAGCGCCAGAGATACTGAAGTATCTCGACAAGAAAAACGAACGCAGCCATGAGTTGAATATGTTTCAACTACAGACTGATCTTGAGAAAGTCAAAGGTCAGTTTCGTATGGAAGAAAAGTATGTTGATTACTCTGTTCAGCAACTGGATACGATTAAAGCTGCCTTTGAGGAACAGGCTGAAACGGCTAAAGCAGCAGGTAAGTTTGTGGCTGGAATCTCTGCCCTGGTACGTCCAGGAATCACCTGGGCATTATTTGCCATGTACGCAGCAGTCAAGACGGCTTCGCTTGTTCTTGCATTTCAAACGGGTGCGCCTTGGGCAGAAGTCTTAGTCAAGACTTGGGATGAAGACGACTTTGGTTTGTTCACGATGGTGCTCACCTTCTGGTTTGTCGGTCGCAGCATAGAGAAGTACAAGTGAATGAAGCGATTGAGCTTGCCACAAACGTACTCATCAAACCCTTTGAAGGCTACGCTAAACGTCTTCCTAATGGTGATTGTTGCGCTTATCCTGACCCCGCTACTGGTGGCGACCCTTGGACTATTGGTTACGGTTCTACTGGTCGTGATATTAGGCAATACACTGTCTGGACAAAAGAACAAGCTGAAGATGCCCTTCAGAAGCATGTCAGGTACTTCACATCAGGGCTGGTAAAACTCTCACCCAATCTACTGCAAGCAACGCCTAGACGCTTTGCAGCAGTCATCAGTTGGGCGTATAACCTTGGACTAGGTAATTACCGCGTCAGCACCTTTAAGAAGCGTATAGACGCTAGCAATTGGGAAGATGCGGCCATAGAATGCGTGAAGTGGAACAAAGCAGCAGGTCGCGTACTACCAGGGCTAACAAGGCGTAGGCAAGCTGAAGCACTGATGATGAGGTAGGCATGGCAAACCCAATAGCAAAGACCACCAGAGGCAAGGGCAGGCACTTCCAGTCTGTCTCTGAGGGTGGTGGCATGACAGAGGCCGGCAGGAAGGCTTATAACAGGGCTACAGGCTCCAATCTGCAAGCACCTGCACCTAACCCTCGAACGCCTAAAGAACGTGCCAGGAAGAAGAGTTTTTGTGCGAGATCAAGATCATGGTCTGGGCCAAGAGGCAAGGCCGCTAGAAGACGTTGGAGGTGTTAAATGAAACCAGGTTTGTACGCAAACATTGCAGCCAAAAGAGAGCGTATCAAAGCAGGATCGGGTGAGCGTATGCGCAAGCCTGGTGCTCCAGGCGCTCCCACCGCCAAGAATTTTCGAGAAGCGGCAAAGACGGCCAAAAGAAAACCCCGTCGCTAGGACGGGGCAAAAGGCTCGTCGTGAGCCAACTTGAGGGGCGGAGCTATCTGCTGGCGCTTGCTCCCAGCGCTAACCTAGTGGCAGATTCACCGGAGACATCAAAGTTCATTCTGCATGAGCGTGATGGCATCGTCAAGCGTAAAGATCACCAGACTCTCTTTACCATCAGCCCTGCAAATCACAACGGGCATCTTCTTGCCTTTGGCTGATACCTTGGCCTGTTCCATCCATTCGTAGAGTGCAATCTTCCTGCGTCGCTTGCATTCGATCATAAACGGGCCTAAATCGATGTCTGAGCCACCATCTCTGGCCTGCCCTAGTACACGGCTTACTTTCGTTCCTAATCGATCTGAGAGGGCATTACAGACCTCACGTTCATAGCTTGCACCTCTCGTCTTGCCTAGCTTGCTCAATCACGTTCTCCTTGCAAGATTTTCCAGGCTTCTTCCCTGACAGCATTCTCTACGCTGTAGCCAAAAGCATCAGGGTCGAGTAAGGCATGGATGAACATCTCTCTAACTTTGAGCTTGTGATCAGTGCGAGATAGCATGGCTCGCAACTCTCTTGTTAGATGGTAGAGCGTTTCGATCTTAGCCAGCATCTCTTCACCACTCATATCACTCATGGCGCACCTACGTTAAACGGATTGTTGAAGAACTTGTTTTCTATCGTAATACGGGTCTTCGTGAATTTAACTGGACGTTTGGTGATGACTCTTTCGACCGGTTCCCAACTGGCAAAGGTGTAGAACTTCTCAGTCACGCAATTGATTTTCTGCGCTCGTTTCTTGATATAACCCTTGTTGAGCAATGATCGAATAGCGTACTTGACTGTCGGACTGCCTAGCCTTGTTTGCAGTTGAATGTCTTTGAAGGTGGCTTCAGTCTTTCGCTTGGAAAGATACTTAAGCACCTTGAGCTTGCAATCTGACAGATCGTTCACGCCATATCCTCCCTTACTGCTTCATCGTAAGCAATGTACTTACGCTCATCGACACCTTTCAGCGTTTCATAGGTTGTAAATTTATGACCGCAGGAAACGCATCTTCTCCTGCGAGTCACCCATGTTTCTTGCAAGGTTGTCCTGTTGTAATAGCGTCGTGAGTCCAGCACCACGCTATCGTTCAACTGCCCTTGCTCAGCGCACTTAGGGCAAATCATGGCTAGAACGGTACATCTTCGTCTGAACGCATCACTTCTCTAGCCGGTGCTGGCATATCACCAGGCTTCCAGTTGTTGATCTTAAGGCTGAATAGCTCGCCCCAAGTACCACGCTTGACCCAGCCTGCAATCTTGATCTGCTCACCTGCCTTGTAGTCCTGATCACAGATAATGTACCCATCCCAGTCAGGTGCCTTCTCATGCTTCTTGTTCTTGACTGGAAAGAAACTGCCTTGTCCTGGCCCGTTCTTGTAATTGCTTGAACTCATGATTTCCTCACTAATTGATACTCGGCAAATGATTTGCCATTTCGATTGATGGTGTGAGTCACAATCGTGTGACCCTGCTTTCTCAGTTCTTCGACTCTGGCTGCAAGTCTCGTTGAACCAATCTCTGCGTAGGCTTGCAGTTGCGTGAGCGTTCCATGTTTCAAACGCTCAAGCACTGCCTGCGTCTGCGTCAATTTAGAACTTCCAGATCGTCCTCCATCGCATCCAGAGTCACTACCTTTTTTGGGATAAAACCCTCGACCTCATGATCGTGACAGCGCTTCTTCCAAGAGATGGCTGCAACCCCGCTAAACTTATCGATGGTTTCGTGGTTGACACGAAAGAGGGACGCTAACTTAGCGTTCTTCTCCTCATTGCTCATCTTCTTGGAATCAGCGATCTTGCCAATCAAACCAAAGAAGTTGTTCTGCCATTCCATCTCATCCTGGTGCGAGCTGTAAACCTTGGCTCTATCACCTTCAGGAACCATCAGTTTGTATTTGCCTTCAATGACCTCAGCAACCTGTGGCACTGGTATATCAACCGGCATATGAATTGGCGCAGCGACAGCCCCAGGAATCGTTTCCACCTCTGTTTCATCAAGCATCCCCAATCCACAGTGAGCAAGCACCGTGCGTCTAATCGCCTTGGTTGTAGCTTTCATCAGAGCGTTGGCGAGCTTTTCTCCTGAGAGTCCACCGATGTCCACAGCGCCTTGATTCTCTGTAACTCTTCCATCCTTGCCAGTGACTCTTGCAGAAACAATATAGATTGTTTCAACTCGCTCTCGGTTAGTGAGCGTGACGGACAGTCCATGCACACTAGAAAGCTGCTGCGTGGCACTAGCGTTTGCGTACAGGACTTTCTTTCCGTTAAGCAAGAGCACATCAAAAGGTTTTGCACTTGGGTCAAGACCGACTGTTGAACAACGATAGTTGTAGTAGGCGACGAGTTGGTTTTGATCAAGAGCACTTAAGTCTCCCTTGGTAACGATTGATTCAATGACCTTGACATCGAGTTTGTTTGGATCAACTAAATTGCTCATGCCAGCCTCCAAGCGTAATAACATCAGGTTTGCTCTCAAAGCCCCAAGCGCCGTCACGAAGTACAACCTGACTTGACAATGGGTTGAGTGCATCAAGCATTGACCAGGCTTGTTTCATAGCGATGCAATACTGAGCAAACTCAAGTGCAGTCTCTGGTTCTGCGCAACAAGACAGTAGGCGAATAACATCACTGTCACTGAAGCCAGCGTCTTTCATATGTTTGAATGCTTGTAAAAAGTTCATTTGATTAAAAACCTCCTGCTTCCAGGTTGTTCATAGGTGTAGCGCTCATAGACTTCAGGCATCTCTGCTTGCAGTAACTTTGGGTCAAAGCGTTTGGAAGGTTTGGCAGAGTTCCAAGTCGCAAGCACCTTCCCATCAAACGTAATGAGTGAGCCTGCTTCTTTCATCTGCCCTTGAATCAAAGCCTGTAGCTTCTCTTCAGCCTCCTCGAACTGCTTGATCTGGTTTTTAATAGCCTTTAATTGCTGGCAGGCTTGCTCTAGTTGAGCATTGGCTAGAACCCCAGCCGACGTAGATACTGGGAAGAGTTTCTTTGCCGCATCCACTGTAGTCGCGCTTGGAGGCTGCTTGGTCTGTACTGAGGCCCATACTTCAGCTTCCAGTTGTATGAGCGAGTCTTTCTCAGCGTCTGATACTTCCTTGTCGATAAGCACCAGTTCTTGTCCCCCAAAGAGCACCGCAAGTACGATACGCTGTACCCTGTGTACCGTAGCTTCATGAATACATTGCGCTCTGTCGGCCGCAGGCATAAGTAAAGTCTCTGCATCGTATTGGTTCCGTTTGCTCTGGTTGTAGTTCTTGACCTCTACAAGTGTCGTGCCATCAGCAGAGATGAAATCAAAGTGAGATGCCATCCATTTGTGGTCAGGATGAAATAACTCATAGTCTGCTTCTTTGAGTTCCATCTTGAGCCTTACACCAGCTTCTCTGCCAATCACATCTTGCAGCTTCAGACCCCACTGCACGGCTTCAATGTGGCTTATGTCTTCACGTTCTATCTGTCCGATCTTTTCTAGGTAAACGTCGGCAGCATAGCCAGATACGATTTTGCGAGCATCGGTTGCCCAGATTGCTCTACGTCTTGACTCGGTGTCAAAGCTAGTCATAGCTCCCTCGCTTTCAACATAGCGTCTGCTAAATCATATGCACACTTGGACAACTGATCGTCCTGCGGCACAAAATGGCCTTGGGCGGCGGCTGAATCAATAAATCCCTGCATGGCCTTTACTGCAAAGTAGTCACGCAAGGTCATGCCGCTGTGGCCTGTTGCTGCAAACAGCGGAAACGCTGGCCCGCCTGTTTTTCTCATGCTGCCTCCTCATCAAAGCAAGTGCTAATGTCTTTGCGAGCGTCACGGTTCTTGACGTAATTAAGCATTTGATTAAGTTCTTCTGCTTTCTCAAACACCACTTCAAGACGCTGGA